AGGTTCTTGATGAATACTGTCCAGATTGGATTACCAATATGGAATCTCTTACCACCTTAAAAGACAAGAGATATGATTCTGATTTATTAGAGAAATTGGGAGAAGCAAAGGTACTTGGTAAACATAATCTTGCAACTTATATCTTTAATCACTTAGGTATAGCAGTAGATCCTTCTAGTATGTTTGATGTGCAGGTTAAAAGGATTCATGAATATAAGAGACAACATTTACTTGCACTGCAGATTATTGTTAGGTATTTGCGTATTAAGAATGGAGAAGATTACATCCCTAGAACGGTAATCTTTGGTGGTAAGGCAGCACCTGGATATTATATGGCCAAATTAATTGTTCAGTTTATTTGTCATATTGCTGATGTAGTTAATAATGATCCTGATATGGATGGTAAGTTACGTGTAGTATTCTTACCAAACTATAGTGTTAAGTTAGGGGAGATTGTATATCCTGCTGCTGATTTATCAGAACAAATTTCTACTGCTGGTAAGGAAGCATCAGGTACTGGTAATATGAAGTTTGCTATGAATGGTGCTTTAACTATTGGTACATTGGATGGAGCAAATGTAGAGATACGTGATAGGGTAGGGGAGGAGAATTTCTTTCTCTTTGGTAAGACAGAATCTGAGATAGGACAACTTTGGAGAGATGGTTATAACCCTCATGATTATATAAGTCCAGAACTTTGGGAAGCAATTAATCTTATTAGGGGTGGTCATTTTAGTCATGGTGATGGAGATATGTTTGAATCTTTAATTGCTAATTTAATATATCATGATCCTTTCTGTCTCTGTGCTGATTTTGATGATTATCTAGAAGCACATGATCGAGTTAGTAAGAGGTGGACAAATAAAGATGATTGGAATACAATGTCTTTATTGAATATCGCAGGGTCTGGATTCTTCTCATCTGATCGTTCTATTAGAGAATATTGTGAATCTATTTGGAGGATCTAAATAATATTATGAGTGTACGAATTGGAAAGTGGAAGCCACCCCAAAGACCTCAGTGGGTGAAGGAGATTATGAAAACCCCTGGATATATCAGGGTACAACTTTTACTTCTGAGCATATTGACGATTTCTTCGGTTTCGTCTACTGTATTACAAATAACAAGAACGGTAGACAGTACATCGGGCGTAAATATTTCTGGAAGTTTAGAACTCCGCGAGGTAAAAAGAGAAAAGTAAAATCCGAATCTGATTGGAAGAAATATTATGGGTCTTCTGAAGAACTTAAGGAAGAAATTCAGCAACTGGGTAGACATAACTTTAGCAGAGTTATGCTCAGCTTACATAAAACAGCTGGCAAAACAAACTTCGAAGAAACAAGACAACTCTTCGTCAATGGAGTCCTTACCGAACAACTTGACGATGGCACACCCAGATACTATAATAGCAATATCCTCTCAAGATATTTCAGAAAAGATTACTATGGATCAAGTGATGACTGAAGATATTGTTGCTCATGTAAGAGAGTGGTCTATTGATAAGATCGAAGAAGCAGTATTGGTAGGAGATAAGATTGCTCTTTATGCAGAGTTTGAAGAATGGATTGAGATTGATGAAGATGAGAATGACCTTGAAATTATATCAATAAACGAAGAAAAAAATTAAGGATGGGCATCAGAAAGACCACCACCACTTCCTTTCTGTGTAAGTCCCATGCTATTTGCCATCATAGCTCAGTGGTAGAGCAGGGCATTAGTAACGCTCAGGTCGGGAGTTCAAGTCTCTCTGGTGGCATATGAGAATTGGTGTAATGTGTTCCGGGAATGGAACTAACTTCGAGAATATAGTTACTTCTTGTCCTGAGATAGATGTTGTACTGATGGTATATAATAAGAAAGATTGTGGTGCAGTAAGGAGAGCAAAGAGGTTAGGGATTTCTTCATGTTATATTAAGAGTACTGAAGAGACTAAGATTATTAATGAGTTTAAGTGGGCACGGGTAGATTATATTGTTCTTGCAGGATGGATGAGGATATTATCTTCTCATTTTATTAGAGCATTTCCAAATAAGATTATAAATATTCACCCATCACTACTCCCAAAGTATAAAGGATTGGATGTAATCCGTCGTGCGATGGATAATGGAGATAAGGTTACTGGATGTACGGTTCACATGGTGACAGAAGAATTAGATTCTGGTAAAATTTTGATGCAAGAAGAAGTGGATATACTTCCTCATGACACTATTGAATCTGTAACTAAGGCAGTCCATCAAGCGGAACATAGAATCCTTCCAAAGGTGTTAAGAAACCTAAATATTGTTAGTGAATAGAGATTTACAGGATGAAAAAAGATGTTAGTAGTACAGTGCAAGGATTGTAGAACAGAAATTACCAGCCACGAGACACAAGCAAAAAGCTGTGGCTGTCCTAATATGATGACAGTTAAAGGGGATTCAGTAACAGCAGTTGACCTTTCTCATGTTATCATGATACAATCAAACAAGAAACAATCTAAGCACCAATCTCTTTTTTCTCCCCAAGAATTACAATTCCAAGAAGAAAGACGTAAGAGAAAAGTCCGTAAACTTGACTTTGAGGTTCGATAAATACTCTATCCACTAGTAGAATTCATTTTCAACTATGGATAATTACACAAACGATGCCAAAGTTTATGAAAATATGGTGAAGACGAAGAAAACATATGAACAATTTGACAAAACTGATGATGAGGTTTATATTAGAGCTTGTGAATATTTGGCAACTCACCAAAATCCTGAAGATATATACAATAAGGCTAGAGAACCTTTGAACATTGATATTAAAGACCCGCCAAATGGATTATCCTAATCCACAACAATATTATACGAAGCAAGAAGTAGATGGTATGATTGCAGCTGCTGTTGCAGAAGCACATGAAGCAGATCGTATTATCATGGCAAAGCATAATAGGGATGCTACTATTATTAGTATGATTCTAGGGTTTATATGCTTGGCATTATTTGTTGATGGGTTGTTAAGAATTCTTGGTATTATTCCACCCTTTATGGATTTGGATGTTAATGTTATTGATGATGTTATTGATAAAGTAGAGAGTGATATAATGCCAATGGTACAAGATATAGCACAGAAAGGGCAGAGGTATATACCTGGACGATGATTGGTACTGTTATTGATGGTAAGTTTGATAAAAGATATTTGTATAATTTGTTTTCCGTTATAGAAGGCATTGGATATACAGCAGATAATGTTGCTAATAGAAAAACATGGCCTTTTGGAGAAAAAGGAACCCATAGATTAATGGGAACACAAATTTTTAATAGACGTAGTGTAAATAGAATAACTGAATTGCATCCATCATCTTCTAATTTCTTTGATCTATTTGAACAGATAGAAAGAATTTTAGGAAAACAATATTATTTAAATCACATTGATGTTAATTTACAACACAGTGGTAATGATGGTACTTTGCATAAGGATACTCGTTCTTGTACACACACTATAATGTTTTATCCTAATCCTGAATGGAAGAAGGAATGGGGTGGGGAATTTCAAATCTTTTCAAAGGATGGAAAAGAAGTTCTTGAGGAGTATGAGTATATTCCTGGAAGAATAATTCTTTTTGAATGCAATCATCCTCATAGGGGACTAGGACCTAAAAAGGAATATCCTGATGTTTATAGATATAGTATTGCTTTTCGTGGAACTCCTATGCAATCACAAAATGATACTGGAATGCAAGATTATATGAGGTCTATTGCAGGAAGATGATTGACACATCTTGGAGTTCTATAAGAATGTTATTAATTCTTGTCATGGGAGTGATATGGTTTTATCTTCTTAATGTGGAACTTAGAAGTGGAGATGAAGATGATAAATAAATGTAAACATTATGTAACAAATGGCACAGCAGTCTATTAAATTTACGATTCGACAAGACGGCACTGTAACTGAAGAAGTTATGGGTGTTGTTGGAACTGACTGTGAAAATCTCACCAAAAGAATTGAGGAGAGATTGGGAGTAGTCGAAAGAATCGAACATAAACTTGAATATTATCAACAAAAACAAACTACTGAGGAAAATGTCTCACTTCACATGCATCAAGACCAAAATTAAAGAGCGTCCTTATTTGATCGAGGCATTGGAACTCATGGGACATAAAGTTCAAGAGAACCAGCAATTGGTTATTAATAATCCATCTCATGCTACAGATCATCCAGAATTTCATGCAGACGTTGCTATTAGAAATGATATTGGATTTCGTTTGAATAAGAATACAGGAAACTATGAGCTAGTTGCCGAGTTAGATACTTGGGATTTAGATGTTCCTGTAAGTAGATTTATTGAAAAAGTTACTCAACAGTATGCAAGAACTACTTTGCATAATACTGTTAAGGAAGAGGGATTTGAGATTGCAGAAGAATGGGAAATGGTAGATAATAGTATTGAATTAACAGTTACTCGTTGGGTGAATTAGTGGACACTCTTTCCATTTTTTTATTTTTAATTACATCATTATCTCTTCTTACAGGTGCGATATGGTTAATGGTTAGTGCTGCAAATTCAAAACCAGTAAGAGATTATAATGCTGGCAGATTGACAGGTACATGGACTACAGAAGTAAAGAAACCAGTTCATCCTGAGATGAGGGATGTAGAACCTGGTACTCAGTTAATGGGTGTAAATTTTCAAGAGAAACCTACTAGTTGTGATTTAGAAGAATATAAGGATCTTCAAGCAAGAATTGATGCTTTAAGAGCAGAGTTGGAAGGTGATGATGAAGATGATGATGACGATGGAGATGTTATTGTAAGAGTATGATCTTAGCAGACTTTCTTGTGTGGATTTGTGTACCTTTTGTAGCCACTACACTTTACTTTGGAACAAAAGGAGGGTATTATAACACTGATAGTTATAAAGGCGATGGATGTGCTCACGATGTGAAGCGATAGCCTATATAACAATGTTATTTAAATCACTATGAAAATCTTTTTAGACACTGCGGAAACAGATGTCGTTCGTAAACACTTTAAGACTGGATTAATTGATGGTCTCACTACTAATCCAACTTTGATTAGAAAGAGTGGTCGTAATCATGAAGAAGTGTACCAAGAGTTCAAGGATATTGGACTGACTGATATTAGTATGGAAGTCATTGGTGATAAGGGTAATATGATTTCAGAGGGCAAGAGACTTCATAAGAAGTTTGGTAAGATTGCTACGATTAAAGTCCCATGTACACCTAATGGTCTTGCTGCTTGTAAAGAATTAAGTGATAATGGTATTAATGTAAATGTTACTTTAATATTTTCTCAAGCACAGGCAATACTTGCTGCTAAAGCAGGAGCAACTTATGTTTCACCATTTGTAGGTAGAGTTGATGACAACTCATTTGGTGGATTGTGTCTTGTTAAAGATATTGCTAAAGTGTATAATGTGCATAAGGTAGAGACTCAAGTTCTTGCTGCTTCTTTACGTGGTGTAAGAGATGCTGCTAGAGCATTTGAATATGGTGCAGATATTGTAACCATGCCACCTAATGTTTTTGAGGGTATGTATAAGCATATTCTTACAGACAAAGGACTTGATCTTTTTGATAAGGATTACGCGGCGAGTATAAAGGAATGAAGACCCTAACAATTAAAGAATTCGTTGCAGATCAACAAGCGATCCTGAAGCGAGTAGAAAATGGTGAGAAGATTGCTGTGACTGATGGTGAAGTCAGCGCAGTACTTGTTTCTGGTGATGAATATTATTACAATCTACATCAGAATACCGGAGGTACAGCGATGTAACTTGACTTAGGCTACAGTTTTCTCTATAATCTTAAAGTCACAATCACAAAGCAATGACGCTCACTTCAAAGTTCAGTAAAGATCTAAGCACTTTACGTGCTGCAGTAAACAAAGAATTTTTTCTTGATTTAAAAAATCCTAAACTTTATAAGAAGATTAAACGTTATTATCAAAATGAAGTTATATTAGATGGAGAAGATCCAGAAAGAGATTACAGTCTTGTAATCGAATGTTTAAGACAAGATCTTGCGGAGGTGGAAGTATGAACGTAATTATGGAAAGGTATCCTTATCGTTATGTGGAAGTAGGAACCCTAGAGAATGGGAAACCAGACTACCGCATTCAAAAGCAGGATTATTACACCAAAAGATATAGGGATATGTATCTGTGTGATAATAGTATGCAACTTACCACTGCTATTGAAGATTTTGAGTATACTAAATGGTT